AAAGAATGCAACCGGCACTACAACCGGGAAGAAAGGCCCGAGTATTCCAAAAGACTTTATAAAACCGCTCGCTGGCGTAGGCTCAGGAAACGGGTGCTATCAAGAAACCCCCTTTGTGTAGAGTGTGAGCGTCAAGGAAGGATTACCCCGGCAACAGTGGTGGATCACATCATCCCCCACAAAGGGAATCTGGAACTATTCTGGGATGAGGATAACTTGCAGGCCCTTTGCAAACCCTGCCATGACCGCAAGACTGCCAAGGAAGGGCGCTGGGGAGAAAAAGGCAAGGTTTACACTTACTGACCCGGGGGTAGGGGGGTATCAATCTCTACACCTTTTGGCCCAAGGTGCGGCGGCGGGGCTTCGCGCAAGAATTCGCAGAATTCAAGGGTGGGGGTCAAGGGCTTAAATAGCCATGTTTTATGGAACGCCGCCCCAAAAATAAAGCCAAGCAAAAGGAGGTGGCCATTTTGGAGATCAAGCGCATCCCTTTGGATGAAATTAACCCGGCAAAATATAACCCCCGCAAAGATTTAAAACCGGGGGATCCGGAATATGAGAAGCTTAAAAAATCCATGGATGAATTTGATCTGGTGGAGCCCTTGGTGATGAACAAGCGGGGCAATGTGCTCATCTCCGGCCACCAGCGTCTCAAAATATTAAAAGAACGGGGGGACAAAGAAGCGGCGGTTTCCCTAGTTGATTTATCCCCGGAACGGGAGCGGGCCTTAAACATCGCCCTAAACAAAATCAAGGGTGATTGGGACTTACCCAAGCTGAGCGAGTTACTTAAAGGCTTAGACGATGATTTAAAAGATATTACCGGCTTTGATGCCGAGGAGATAGATGAACTGTTAGGTTTTAAAGAAGAAGTTGTGGAAGATGACTTTGATGAAGAAGCACCAGAGGAACCCAGTACCCAACCGGGAGATCTTTGGCTTTTAGGTAATCACCGGTTGCTCTGCGGGGATAGCACCAACTTTGCCGATGTGGAAAGGCTGATGGATGGGGTAGAAGCTAATTGCGTCATCACTTCCCCGCCTTACGCTATGCAGCGAAAGGACGACTATGGCGGCATACCTCCGGAAGAATACCCGGGCTGGTTTTTAGAAGTTGCCCAAAATGTTTATCAGGTGCTGGCTGATGATGGCTCCTTCTTTGTCAATATCAAGGAACACGTGGAAGATGGCCAGCGCTCCCTTTACGTGATGAAAACCATCATCGCTTTAGTGGAGGGCGGCTGGCGCTATGTGGACCAGTTAATTTGGACCAAACCGGGGCTGCCCGGTGGCTGGTCAAACCGCCTGAGAAACGACTTTGAGCCGGTACATTTTTTTACTAAGAAAGAAAAGATCGAATGGATGGTGCAGCTTGTAGAAGTGGATGAGAAAAGACTGGAAACGCTGCCTTTAGATTTGGTGGATATGTATGAGGACATCTTCCATTTCACTAAGCCCAAGAAAATTAAATTTAAACCGCGGATGGTGGGCAAGCAGTCAGACTCCATAAGGGTTTCGAGCAAGGAGAATAAATCAAAGGGTAAATCCGGCAACATCAGCGTCAGCGGCAAGTTTAAAAGGGGTATCGCCAGGCCCGGCAATGTGCTGCAAATACCCGGCAATACCCGATCCTTAAAACACTCGGCCATCTTTCCCGTAAAGCTACCCGCCTTTTTCCTAAAGCTTACTAGCGATATGGGTGACACAGTTTATGAACCTTTTTGTGGTTCCGGCACCACTATCATAGCTGCTGAGCAGTTGGGGCGAAATTGCTACGGGATGGAATTATCTCCTTCCTATTGCGATTTAGCAGTGAAGCGCTGGGAGAAGTTCACCGGGGAGAAGGCTCTCCGCCAGGAGGTGTAATAGTTGCGGCTAGAAAAAATAGCTATAGAAAAACTGAACCCGGCCCAATATAACCCCAGAAAAGATTTAAGGCCGGGGGACCCCGAATACGAAAAACTCAAAAAGTCTATGGAGACCTTCGGCTATGTGGAGCCCATCGTCTGGAACAAGCAAACAGGTAATATCGTATCGGGGCACCAAAGACTAAAGGTATTACGGCACCAGGGCGAGGCCGATATAGAATGTGTGGTGGTAGATTTAGATGGGCAGCAGGAGAAGGCCCTGAACATCACCTTAAATAAAGTCAGCGGTGAGTGGGATTTACCGAAACTTGCTGATTTAATCAGCGAGCTGGATGATGGGATGTTCGACATCAGCATCACCGGTTTTGACGCCGCTGAAATTGAGCATCTGTTCAGCCAAATCCACGACAAGGATATCAAAGAAGACGATTTTGATGTGGACGGGGCTTTAAAGGAACCCGTTATCAGTAAGCCCGGTGACCTGTGGCTTTTAGGGAGACACCGGCTACTTTGCGGGGATAGCACCAAAGCCGAAACCTACGAAATACTTATGGGCGGCAAGCAGGCTAACTTAGTAGTGACCGACCCACCCTACAATGTCAATTTTACTGCCGGGAGTAAAAAGGAGCGGCTCATTAAAAACGACCACCAGCTAGACGGCGACTTTTATCAGTTTCTCCTCGCAGCTTTCAAAAATATCTATCGGCATTTAGCGGACGGCGGGGCCCTTTATGTTTTCCATGCGGATACCGAGGGGCTTAATTTTAGAAACGCTGTTAGGGAGGTGGGCTTTCACCTCTCCGGGGTCTGTGTCTGGGTAAAGGATTCTTTGGTGTTAGGACGTAGCGACTACCAGTGGCAACACGAGCCTATCATCTACGCTTGGAAGCCAACAGGTAGGCACCGTTGGTATGCAGATCGGAAGCAAACTACAGTCTGGCAATTTGATCGGCCCAAAAGGTCTGCGGAGCATCCCACCATGAAGCCGGTGGCTCTTTGCGGCTATCCGATTAGAAATAGCAGTGCTCCAAATGGCATTGTCTTGGACCCCTTCGGCGGCAGCGGCTCTACCTTGATCGCCTGCGAGCAACTGGACCGCACTTGCTACATGGCGGAGCTGGATGAAAAATACGTAGATGTGATTGTTAAAAGATATATTGAGCAGGTAGGCTCAGATGATGAAGTCTATTTGCTTAGGGCAGGAGAGAAGATTTCCCATAAAGATGCGCTATAAACCTTGCTATTCCTGTGGCTTTAAGTGATGTATAGACATACAAAAAACCACAGGAGGGGTTAAAAGTGACGAGAAAAGAACTGGTCAAAAAACTGGCTGAGCATTTAGAAGTTACATCAGCCTACCTAGGGGCGCCTACCTTTGCTTACCAGGTGGGGGATTACACCGTTGACCGCCGGGGCCGCATTCTAGATAGTGACGGCCGGGAACTGGAGCTAAATGCCTTATTAGCGGAAACTACGGAAAAGGGAAGGGAGGAAGGGAGCTTGGAAATTGCTGCCGAAGAAACGGCGACAAATTTGGAAGTGGAGTTGCCTCTAGAAGGCTACCAGGGGCAAAGTTTACGAAATCTGATGCATGTTATTTACAGTAGACAGCCTTTAATTAAAAAGGCGCTGGGGTTTAAAACCGATCTGGTGGATGAGAAAACCATCGCCGCCTTAAAGGAAAAGCCCATGGTTACGTTAGAGCATTTCCAAAGGGCCATGGAAGGGGTTAGCGTCCCCGGCATTGATATCAATTACGACAAGGAAATCATCACCTTTAAATTGGGCCCGGAGGGGGATAATCCAGGAAAGGTGGAAGCGGCGACAAAGCTATTTGGCCTGATCAACCTAAACGCCCGGCGGCTGAAACGAAATGTGTCCGCCAAGGTAAAGCCGACGGAGAATGAAAAATATAGCTTGCGGATCTGGCTCTTAAGGCTGGGGATGATCGGGGATGAATATAAACTGGCCCGAAGGGTGCTTCTTAAAAACCTTTCCGGCAACAGTTCTTTTAGAAGGCCGGTGAAGGGGGAAGCGGTCAATGCCTAAACCTAAATGTAAACTTATCGGCGAAGACGGCAATATTTTTAATCTTATGGGTATCGCCAGCCGAATATTAAAAAAAGCGGGCTTAAGGGAAGAAGCGGAGGAGATGATCAAAAGGATACAAAACTCCGGCAGCTACCATGAGGCTTTGGGGATCATCATGGAATATGTGGAGGTGGAATAGGCCTCCAAAAAGCGGTGCAGCCTTAAATGGCCGCCTTGGGGAGGTTTAGGGGAACATATCGTTAATTTTCGCTTATATGCCTTGACTTACCTGTGTTTGTAAGTGATGTATAGACCTACCAAAAACACAGGAGGTCGACAGGCATGAAAAATTTAACCTTTGGCATCGAGATCGAACTGACGGGGGTCAGCCGGGAGAGGGCGGCAAAAACGGTGGCCGAGCATTTTGGTACCCATGCCCACTACATCGGCGGCGGCTACGACAAATGGCAGGTTGCCGGTAGCGATGGCCGCAGTTGGACGATTGTTAACGATTCCAGCATCAGGCCCCAGGCAAAGCGGCAGGGCAGGAGGGTAGCAACCGGGGCCGACTTCCGGGTGGAGCTGGTCTCGCCCATCTGCCGCTACGAGGATATTGAAACGGTGCAAAAGCTCATTAGGGCTTTAAGGGAAGCGGGGGCTTTTGCCAACAGGACCTGTGCCATTCACCTACATGTGGGCAAAGATAGATTTAGCGCCCGGACGCTCAGGAACTTGGTGAACATTGTGGCCAGCAAAGAGGACTTGATTTACCAAGCCCTAAACGTTTATAGGGATAGGGAACAGCGCTACTGCCAGAGAGTAAGCGGCCATTTCTTGGTGGAGCTAAATCGCCAAAAGCCAAAGGAGTTGGAGCAGTTGGCCGACATCTGGTATGCCGGTTACAATGGCCGCCGCAGCGCCCGGTATCATTCCAGCCGCTACCACGGGCTGAACCTGCACTCGGTTTTTTACGGGCCCACAGTGGAGTTTAGATTTTTCAACGGCACCACCCATGCCGGGAAAGCCAAAGCCTACATCCAGTTTTGTTTAAGTGTTTGTGCCCAGGCCCTAAGCCAAAGAAGCGCCAGCGCCAAGAAGACCGTAACCACCAACCCCAAGTACACCTTTAGGACCTGGCTTTTGAGACTGGGGATGATCGGGGATGAATTTAAAACAGCCAGGCTGCATCTGCTGGCCAACCTGGAAGGGGACAGCGCTTTTAGAAACGGCCGACAGGCGGTAGGGTTTTAAGGCCCGGCCAAATTAGGCAAAGGTGGTGGGAAGGTTGTACATACGAGTGATTACCAGGGACGGGGAACGGGTTGTAGTGGCCAAGGATGCGCTGGGGGTGTTTGCAGAGCTAAAAAGTTTTGCTTTCGTGCCCCCGGCCATGACGGTGGAAGATTATATGAAGGAAATGGCCCATAGTGTTTGGACCTTTTACGGTAAGGGAGTCCAGATTACGGGGGACACTTTAGCGCAAAGGGCCCAAAACGCCTACCGCAAATTTGTGGATTTGGGGTTTTTGGTTGAGATTTCAAAAGAAGATGCCTTGAGGCATTTCGGTTTAAGTCAAGCGGAAGCGGACAAAAAAGATATTGCCGGTTTAAGAAGCGGTGATTAATAGGGCTTGCTAAATCCTTCCTTTTGGGTGATAGATGTTATTGAAAGGGGGTTTTCCCATGTATTATTTTGCTTACGGCAGTAACCTTCACCGGGAGCAGATGCAGGAACGCTGCCCGGATTCAGAGCCGGTGGCCAAAGCCAAACTTGAAGGATACCGGCTTTGTTTTAACCGGGTAGCCGACATTGTTGAAGATGAAGGGTCTATGGTTTGGGGGGCGATTTACACCGTTTCACAAGGGGATATTAAAAGCCTGGATCGCTATGAAGGCTATCCCAGATTTTACGACAAGTTAGATGTGGAAGTGGCAGATGACCAAGGTAAGGTTTACCTGGCTTTTGTTTACGTGATGACCTCCAAAGGGTGCCAGGAGCCAAGCGATAGTTACTACCGGATCATTGAGGAAGGTTACCGGGATTGGGGACTGGAGCTAGAACCGTTGCAACAGGCCTTAATAGAAAGCCGTCAGCGGACCCCCTTTGGCTCCAGTGAGGCCAAACGGTGGGGGTAGGGATGAAGGCTTCGGTGCGGTAAACAGGGGCCCAAAAGGGCAAAGCTGCGGGGGAGGGGTAGGGATGGATAAATTCTTTTCCCAGAAATACTGTGATCGCTGCGGCCAAAGTTTGCAAGCAGGCCGGGTCATGTCCATGTTCAACCGGGACTGCCTCTGCCTTGATTGCAAGGAAAAAGAAATGAAAGATAAGGACTACAAATTGGCGCAGAAGGCCGAAAGGGAAGCGATCAAAAAAGGTGATTTTAATTTTCCGGGTATCAGGAAATAAGCCTTGACTTACCTGTGTTTATAAGTGATGTATAGACCTGCCGCAAGGCACATCACTTTTAGGGGGTTTTCATCATGACAAGCAAATTTCACATCGGCCAGACAGTTTTGAACTTCGGCTACCTCGCCAAAGTAGACGGGTTTCACGAAGGGACAGGGGATCCAATCCTTCGGCATTTTTACAATGATGGCAGCCGCTGGATTGCCGATGCTGCCAAGTGCCAGCCGGTGAAAGAAACCGCTGAACTTTGGCGACATCAAGACGGCTTGGTAAACCTTAGATAGGCGGGGAGTTTAAAAGGAGCCTGCGGGCTCTTTTTTCCTTGGGATTTATCTGATAAATCTTTGCAAATGGCCTTGCTATTATGTGTGTTCTGAGTGATATATAGACTACCAAAAACACATAGGAGGCGCGAACATGAAAGACTTACTAGAAAGAACAAGGGAAGAACTGGCAGGCTGGCCCCAGGAGCTAATACCGGGAAACTTGGAAGAACTGATAGAGAGGCTTTACGATACTGACAACCGGAAGGTGGGCAGGCTGGCGAGGAAAGAAGAAGAGCGAGGGGAATTCAGCTTTGGGCTGATCAAGGCGGTTAAGGAAACAATCCAGCAAAAAAACAGGCTGGATCAGGCCCCGGCAAGAAGTTATCAGGAAGCAAGAATTGACCAGATCAGATTTATTCAAACCTCAAGCGGCAGAAAGCCCCGGCGCTGGAGCCGCTAATAGATTGGACTAAAATATGAAGCCACAGAGCCTACGGGCTCTTTTTTTATGGGAGGTGAAAGCGATGGCGACACGGGGAAGGAAACCGAAACCTACCGCCCTAAAAGTGCTGGAGGGCAATCCCGGTAAAAGACCGCTCAATAAAAATGAACCCCAGCCGGAAAGAAAGGCTCCTCGCTGTCCGTCATGGCTGGAGCCGGAGGCAAAAAAAGAGTGGAAAAGGATGGCCAAAACCTTGGAAACCATCGGGGTTCTAACCCAGGTGGATAAGGCTGCCTTTGCCGGATACTGCCAGGCCTATGCCCGCTGGAAAGAAGCCGAGGAGTTTTTGTCGAAACATGGCACCATCTTTAAAACCCCTTCCGGCTATATTCAACAGGTGCCCCAGGTATCCATTGCCCAGACTTATCTTAAAACCATGAAGGATTTTTGCTCCGAGTTTGGGCTGACACCGGCTGCCAGAACCCGGATAAAGGTAGATCAAGAGGCGGCAAGTCCCGATGACCCCATGGACGCCCTACTGAGGGTGCCTAAATAGTGTTTTTCGACCAGGACAAAGCGGAGAGGGCGGTTAAATTTATCAGCCTGCTCAATCACACTAAAGGGGTCTGGTATGGCCAGCCTTTTGAATTGCTACCATGGCAGGATAAAATAATCCGGGATGTTTTTGGAACCGTCAAAGAAGATGGCTACCGGCAGTACAATACGGCCTATGTGGAAGTGCCCAAGAAAAATGGTAAAAGCGAGCTGGCCGCGGCGGTAGCCCTTTATCTTACCTGCGGGGATGGGGAATGGGGAGCTGAAGTTTACGGCTGCGCCGCCGATAGGCAGCAGGCCTCTATTGTGTTTGATGTGGCGGTGGATATGGTGGAGCAATCACCGGCCTTAAAGAAAAGAATCAAGCCGGTCCTTTCCAGGAAAAGACTGGTTTACATGCCCACTGGCAGTTTCTATCAGGTGCTTTCTTCGGAAGCCTATACCAAACATGGTTTTAATGTCCATGGAGTGGTCTTTGATGAGCTGCATGCCCAGCCCAATCGTCAGCTTTATGATGTGATGACCAAGGGTAGCGGGGATGCCAGGATGCAGCCCTTGTTCTTTTTAATTACTACCGCCGGAACGGATCGGAATTCCATCTGCTTTGAGGTGCATCAGAAGGCGGAGGATATCCTAAGGGGGAAAAGAATGGACCCTACCTTTTATCCGGTGATCTACGGTATTGAGGAGGGGGAGGATTGGGGCGATGAGAAGGTCTGGTATAGGGTAAATCCCTCTCTGGATCATACCATCGACATTGAAAAGGTGCGGGCCGCCTACACAAGTGCCAAGGAAAACCCGGCAGAGGAAAACCTATTTCGGCAGCTTAGGCTTAATCAATGGGTGAAGCAGTCGGTGCGCTGGATGCCCATGGAAACTTGGGAGAAGTGCAATCACCCGGTGGATCCGGAACGGCTTAAAGGCAGGGTCTGCTATGGTGGCTTGGATTTATCTAGCAGCATAGATATCACCGCCTTTGTGCTGGTATTCCCACCGGTGGAGGATGATGGTAAATACTATGTTCTCCCCTATTTTTGGCTGCCGGAGGAGACCTTAGAACTAAGAGTGCGGCGGGATCATGTGCCTTATGATGTTTGGAAGCAGCAGGGGTATTTGTTAACTACCGAAGGGAATGTAATCCATTATGGCTTTATTGAAAAATTTATCGAGGATTTAAACACAAGGTATCACATTAAGGAGATCGCCTTTGACCGCTGGGGGGCGGTGCAGATGGTGCAGAACTTGGAGGGTGCCGGGTTTACGGTGGTGCCCTTTGGCCAGGGATATAAGGATATGAGCCCGCCCACAAAAGAGCTAATGAAGCTAACCTTGGAGGGGAAAATCGCCCATGGCGGCCATCCGGTGCTTTCTTGGATGATGGATAATATTCATATCCGCACCGATCCGGCGGGGAATATAAAGCCGGATAAAGCCAAGTCAACGGAGAAGATTGACGGGGCGGTGGCCATGATTATGGCTCTTGATCGGTGTATCCGGAATGAGGGAAATAGGGATAATTCGATTTATGATGAGCGGGGGCTGTTGATTTTATAATTTTTTTAAAGAAACCCCTTGAAAAAAAGATACCTTTGGGCTAAAATATAATTAACCAAAAGGTTAAGTTAGCTAAAAGGTTAAGTCGGGTGGGATGAGGGGTGTGAGATTTAAATACAGAAAACCATCATTGGAGAGGTATTTTAATGATTTTAACTTAATGAGAAGAAAGATCGGGAATGATTTAGCTAGAGGAGCTAAGAAGCGGCATGATCAATTAAGAGCAGCAGCAAATTTTAGTATCTATCTTGATACGGGGCTTGGAAAACCCCACCCGCTGTATGAAAACTTACAGGGGTGTTATGGGATCAGTATTTCCGGTAATATCAGGCTTGTTGTTAAACCAGATGTGGAAAGTTTGGATCCCCAGTCGTTAAAAGAATGCGATGTGGTCATTATAGAGGGGGTGAT